AGCTCGCCAAAATCCTGGAAGCCGCGCAAGCCACCGCAAAGAATACGGCACCCAAGGGAGGAGTCCCGAACGATGTTCTGCGCCTCGCCGATATGTCCTTCCGCACGCACTTCGACATCGCCGCCGACGGCCTGATGCTGGCGGCAGAATGAGCGTCAACGATACAGCCGTCAACGTAGCAGGCGTCGGAGTCGGCGTCCTCGAATCCTTCATCTACAAGAAGGTGATGTCGCAGGTGCCGGAGAGCACCGTCGCCGCGATCAAGCAGGGGCAGTTCCAGACGAACCCAGGCGCGCAGAAGGAGTCGACCACCGAGCCGGACTCCCCCACCTACCACCCGAACCCACCGGACAAATCGTTCGCCAGCGAGCGATCGAACGCCAAGGCTCTCGTCGACACGACCGGAAAGTCCGGCGTGGGCGGTAGCATCTTTTTCCGGCGCAAGGCTGGGAACTATGTCGGAGCATCTTTGGGGGTGGTGGACTTCGATCTGATCCTCGACGAGGAGACCACCTACCGCGCGCAAGTCTGTCAGCACCCGGTGCAGAGCGGCGACCCGATCACGGACCACATCCAGGCAATGCCCCCGACCGGACGCCTCAAGGTGCTCGTCTCAAACTACTCCCTGAAGTATGCTTTGGGCGGTGCTCACAGCGGTGAGTGGGACGAGAGTAAAAATCGGGCAATGCTCGCCTACGACACTCTGAAGGGCTTGATGCGCGGGCGCACCGAAGTTGCGCTGGTAACATCGTTGGAGGACTTCTCCGCCGTCAACAACCAGGTAGTACTGACTCGGGTGACGACACCCAAAAAGGCGGAGGACGGAGATTCGCTGACCTTCGATCTGGAGTACACCCAGATCTACAAGGTCACCAAGCTGAAGACGACGGACATCAAGGTGACGCTGCGGATCACGGACATGGCGACCGCGAAGAACCGCACTGGGGCGCCCACGGTTAACTCGGGTACGCAGTCCGCCGCGCCTGAAGCGATGCCCGAAGACGACACACTCCCAACGTCGGGGAGCTACTGATGCTTCGGCTCCGTTTCGACCCAAACCTCTCGGCCCGACAGGTCGCTCGCTTCGTGACCACTGATGGCACGCCAGTCGTGCTGACGACCTACTGGAACGAGCGCAGCCAGTTCTGGTACATCGACGTTCTCCAGACGCTAAAGGACGGCGCCACTACCAGCTTCGCAGGTGCCAAACTCACCCCAAGCTACCCTGCGCTCGTAGGCGTGAAGACCTTGTTCTCCTTTCCGGGAGACTTCATCCTCCTACCCACCCAGTCCACCGCCAAGGATGCGCCGGTCGGCTACACCGACCTCGGCGTGACGTGGTTCCTGTGCTGGATCTCGGAAGCCGAGTCGACGACTTGGAAGGCTTCCCATGGCGTTCGGTAGGATCCTCAACATCTTCGCAGGCCCGGAGCCTGGGGGCGTCCGCGTCGAGGACCCGGAGCTTGTCGGCCCTGGGCGAATGCTCCAGCTTGTTGGCTTTGACCGCGCCCTGGGCATCGAGCCTCTGCACGCCGAGTGCGACCTACACCGGTCGAACCGCATGGACCGCAACACCGGAGAAGTCCGCGTGCTGAACCTGAAGGAGTCCGTTCGTCGGTGGCTGGAGAATTCAGGGAACATCATTCAGGTGGACATCGGGTATGAGGATGAGGGGAGCGGGACGGTGTTTCTGGGGCAGACCCACAAGATCAGCTCGACACTCATTGGCGGCGCTTGGGTCACCAAGATTCCATGCTACCAGTTCCGCGCCAAGACGATGGACTTCGAGACACTTCTTGTCGCCGTCTCCTACGACCCTGGTACCAACCTTCAGACGGTCATCACCGGGCTGGGGCAGATCCTCGGCGTGACAGTTTTTGGCGAAGACGTCTCAGGCATCGAACTGGATGGCGGGTTCGTCGCCGTCGGCACGATGAAGCAGGCCCTGGACCACGTCTCGCGCACACTCGCCAACCACGGATACGGCATCTTCTACGACCTCGGCGAAGTGTTCGTGTACAAGGCGTGTAAGCCGACCGCAAACGCACAGACCATCGAAATGGAGCTTGGCAGCGGGCTCATTTCGGCCAAATGGGTGCAGCACGAGAAACGCGACTGGCGCAAGGACGTGCAGACCGCCAAGACCCTGGAGCAGCGTAAGGCGAAGTACGCGAAGACGAAATCCGCAGACGGGCGCACACGGGTGGCGCAGAATCTTTTCTTCGACGAATACCGCTTCAAGGAGGCACGCCGCGCGCGTGTCGAACTGACGGGCCTTGCCAGCCACCTTGCCCGCCCGAACTGCCCGATCCATGTTCGCCACCCAGCGATCACGGGCGTGAACTACGCCACCAACAGCCCCGCGTTCTTCGTGGCCGACGACATCAACTTCAAACTTTCGAACTTCGGAAACGACTTCGACATGACGATCTTTGCCTCCCAGGACCCTACCGGCAAAGGTGAGGACGAGAAGTGAGCGGCGAATTCGCCATCGCCGAGGCTGTCCAGTTTCTCCTGGACGCGCGTCTGGAGGACACCCACACGGCGATCCCTGGGATCGTCACGAAGTACTCCGGCCACTCCACACGCCTCGCCACCGTGCAGCCAGCCATCCGCCTCCCGCGCACCACCGGCGCCGACCAGGACATCCCGCCCATCGGCGGCGTGCCGGTCGTGTTCCCGTCCTCCTCGGCCGGCACCCTGTTCTTCCCGATCCAACCAGGCGACGGCGTGCTGCTGGTGTTCTCGGAAGTGGCCATGGGGCGCTACCTGCGATCCAGCGGGCGTGATCTCGCCGACGCAGGCTCGTTCTCCCGCCATCGCCTGACCGACGCCATCGCGATCCCAGGACTCTGGGCGCCGAAGGCCGCCCCGAAGTACCCTTCCGACGCCGACCAGAACTCCACGGTGCTTATGAGCGCGGAGGGAGCCCTAGTTGAGCTTGGGCAGGTACTCGGGCTTCGTAACCAGCAGACGGATCTCCGCACGGAGCTGGACAAAATCTGGGCAGACCTGATCCAACTCCGCACGGACTTGGCCGCGCAGTTCGGGCAGCTCGCAGCGGGCGTGACCGGTGATGCATCGTTCCTGGTCGGAACTGTGGCGGCCGCCACCGCAGCTGGGTTGGCGCAGACCGCCTCCATCCCAACGCTCACAGCACATCAGGCGGAACTCACGGAGCTTCTCAAATGACCACCATCGCACTCGGCCTCGACGTCGTGGATCCTTCGGTTGCGATCCCGGCCTACGACCTTTACCTGGACGCCGCCGGACAGCTCGCCTTCCACACGACGACCGATCGGATCGTGGCCCAGGCCGTCGTCACCCGTCTGCGCACGATGCTTGGGGAGTGGTACCAGGATCCGACCATCGGGATCGACTACCTCGGGCAGGTGCTCGTCAAGAATCCAAACGTGGCCACGCTCCAACGATACTTCTCCAGCCAGGTGGCCGCCGTGCCGGGCGTCGCCACGGTGAACTCCGTGGTCTGCACTTTCAACGCGGGCACGCGCACACTGAGCGTAAATTTCCGGGTGACGGCCTCTGACGGCACCGTCGTAACAGGGGGCGTTTGATGGGAACCTTCGTGACTTCCAGCGGCTTCGTCGGCAGGACTGTGCAGCAGATCCTCACGACGTTCAACTCCGCAATGCAGACGCTCTTCGGCCCGGCCGTCGACATCTCCCCCGAAGGCCCCACCGGACAACTGTTGGGCCTCCCGTCTGCAGGCCTCGGCGACGTGTGGCAGGCGCTCCAGGAGGTCTACCTGTCCATGGACCCCAACCAAGCGTCGGGAACGGCCCTGGACCGCCTGTGCGCCTACACGGGCGTGTCGAGAATCGCGGCGGCTGCGTCCGTCGTGAACGCGCTGCTCTACACCGACGCTGCGAACTCCGGCGTCACGATCCCAGCCGGCAGCCAAGCCCGGCGCGTGCGGGGGGCGGTGGTATTCTCCCTTGCCACCAACACCACCATTGCGCCGGGCTCCTGCCAGGACATCTATCTGAGTTTTGCGACGGTACCTGCAAGCGGCGCGAGCGTCACGCTCACCACGACGTTCGGAGCGTTCACGATCACGGTGCCGACGGTCACCGATCCGACCGCCCGCCAAATCGCGGCGCTCGAGATTCTGGCCACGGCCATTCAGGCGTCGGCGTGGGGGTCGGCTGTCGCTCCTGCGACGCCTGGAGTTGCACAGGTGTGGGCCACCGGAATGCTCCAGCAGCCGCCCACCGATGTGCTGGGCGGAAATCAGGTGACGACGGGCGTCGTGCTTCGGCTATCGAATGTCATGGCTGCGTTCGGTGTGACCATGACCAGCACCTGGACGCTCCAGGCAGTTGGCTCCCAGGGGGCCTTCAACTGCAGCTCGACCGGTGCGCAGACTGTGAACCCCAACGAACTCACTAGCATTGTTACACCGCAGACTGGGTGGAGCTCGGTGACCAACCTTGCTGTAGGCGTGCCGGGACGGGACGTCGAGACCGACACGGCTCTGCGCATTCGAAGGGTGCAGCAGCTCGGTACAGGCCTCGCAACGGAAGCGTCCATGCAGGCGTACATCCAGAACAACGTCGCAGGCGTGACGAGCGTCACCGTGACGAGCAACCGGGGAGACGGTGTCGATGGCTTCACAGCCCCAGGGCATAGCGTCACGGTGACAGTGGTCGGAGGAGCCACACCGACAGCAGTGGCGCAGGCAATTTGGAACTGCGTGCCGGCAGGCATCGCCACCAACGGAAACACATCCGGAACGGTGGTGGATTCTCAAGGCACATCCCACACGATCAGATACAATGTCCCCACGGCAGTGCCGGTTTGGGTGAAGGTCCTCTACGACATCTATGCGGAAGAACAGTTTCCGGCGGACGGGCAGGCCGAGATGGCAAACGCCATCGTCGCATGGGCCGTCGGGGAGTTCACCCCGGGTAAGGACGTGATCGCACCCAGGTTCTTGGCGCCGATCTACACGGTCCCCGGAATCGGGAACGCACAGGTCACGCTCTCGCTCGACGGTATGGCCTTCGTGGCAGGCCCTCTCACAATGACGCCTGGGCAGGTGGCCACGGTGGCGTCGGCCTACATCTCCTTCGGGGCGCTGTAATGACGGAACCTCTTCAGAGCATCGACCACACGGGTCTTCTTGCACTGCTCCTGGAGCAGTACAAGTACCGGACGGACGGGGCTGCTTCAAAGCTGTCCGGAATGATCTCGATGGTCGCCGCCGAGCTGAATCTCACGGAGACTGCCATTCAGGAGATGCTCACGGCGTTCGACATCTCCACGGCAGTGGGCGCACAGCTGGGCCTGTTGGGAAGCATTTTCGGAGCACCGCGCAGCGGGCTCGGGGACGTAGCGTACCGTGCGGCGATTCTCGCGGCAGCTACCCACTCTGTGTCAGGGACTCCCGAGCAGATCATCGGGTTCATCCGCTCGGTGGTCGGAGGCGCTGCACCGATCCGCCTACAGGTGGCGGAACCAGCCACGATCTACGTCTACGCAGATACCGGTACGCTCTCCGGGATCACCGTAGCGCAGATCGAGCAGGTTGCGCCTGCGGGCGTCAGAGTTATCTTGCCAGACTTTCGAGTCACTGATGATGGTGTGGTCCGGGAGACAGACGACCACCAAACAAGGTTTGTAGGAGGTTGACATGGGCGCTCGAATTCAGGACCTGACCGCCGCCACGACGATCACAGAGGCTTCGGACCTCGTGGAGCTGTCGCAGCCGTCCCAGACGGCGCCCACCAGCCGGAAGGCGACGCTCGCCCAGGTCCTTGCCGGTGTGCGGGGGGCCATCACGACTGCGATCGGTACAGCCCTGCTCAGGGCGAACGACCTTTCCGACGTCACAAGCGCAAGCTCGGCCCGCAGCAACCTGGGGCTAGGTTCGGCGGCTACCCATGCCGCAGCTGACTTCGACGCAGCTGGCGCGGCAGCGGCAGTACTTACCACAAGCGCCCAGCTCGCGGCGACCTCTCAGACGTTCACAGGTCTGAACAAGTTCTTGCAGAATCTCGGGCTCTCGGTGGACGTCACCACAGGCTCGGGGACCCTTCGCGCGCTCGGCGACGGGATGGCGGCCATCTACAGGGTCACCGGCGCCGACATCTTCTTTCTGGGAGGGCTGCTTTCGACGTCCGCACCCTTCGTGGCGCAGGTGGAGAACCCAGGCAGCGTGAATGTGTGGTTCTCCAACATGCCTGCGGACTCCCACGTACAGGAGGCAGGCGGCGCGGCGTACGTGAAGTCGCACACCTACGACTGGGCTTCGAACGCCAAGCACTTGACGCTCGTTTGGGACGGCACCCAGTTCTCCGTCATCGAGTTCGGCAAGTACCGCGCGGACCACGATCCGGTGCAGACCGTATCCACAGGTACCGTGG